GAACTCTTTGACAAACTAAGGAATATTACTTATTGATTTATTTGGAATAAGCAAATAAGCGCATCAGTCATCACGACTGGTGCGCTTTCTTTGTTGTATCAATGTTGTATCAATTTCCAGATATGCTGATAAAACAAATTCGGCAACGCATTGGTATTGCGCGGAATAGAATTTAGCATTGTAGTGCCACCAGTACCACTAAAAAGGCGACACGCCTCTCGGCGCATCGCCATAGGAAAGGGTGTGTGAAAAAGGGGTCATTGTTGTTTGATTTCAGCAGTCACGCCGTTAGTGTCGGTCACGTCTGCCGGGTTAATCGTTTTTGCGGTATCGGGATTTTCAGCAGCCACCGACAATCCTAAATCGCAGAAGCCCTTGCAAGCTCCGCGATAGCCGTTGAAAAATTCAGTGGCGGTCATGCGTCGCTTGTTCGGCATCTGCAATTCAAGTACGGAAAGAAGATTGTCGCCACAGGCGATGTATAGCTTTCGGTCTTGCCAGAATAGCTCGCCGGGCGCATGGTGGCCACGCGGTATGTCGGTCTTTTCCGTTCTGAAAATCTTGACGCTCATGGCCTGCTTTCCAAGCATGGCCAGTGAAGTCCAAGCTGATGGGATTGGAGTAAGTGCGCGTATGAAGTCATAGACGTAATCGGCGGGCTTGAGCCACGGAATGATGCAGTCCTTGCGATGTAGCTTTGGCGCGTAGCATGGCTGGATGAAGTCACAGATAAGCTCCGACTGAGGAATGGGGTTGCATGAATGGGCTATGCGCTGGATTGCATCGTCTATCATTTCCGCGCCGGCAATGCGTAGCTTGATGTGAACGTCTTCCGCGTTATCATCTTCATCAATGCCGATGGCAAGATTGTTTATGATGCCGCCGGTGTCGATTTTGTCTTCAAGCATGAACGTTGTCACGCCGGTCATGGCATTACCATCCTTGATTGCGGATGCAATAGTGGAAGCCCCGCGATACATGGGCAGCATAGATGAGTGGAGGTTGATTGTACCCCACGACGGAATGGTGTATAGCGCACGTGGCAGTATTCTGAACTCCACTACTACGCCGAGCGTCGCATGAAGATTGTGGATGTGCCGCAGAAATCTATTAGAGTCAAGTTTCCGTGGTTGAAAAACAAGGATGCCCATAGATTCGGCATAAACCTTGACCGCAGACTTGCGCACAATCTTTCCGCGACCACATGGCTTATCCTCCATCGTTACCACGGCGGCGACATCATAGCCGCGCTCTACAAGTATCTTGAGGGTTGGTAGGGCGAACTGTCCGTTTCCGAAAAACACGATGCGGATGCCCTTCCGTTCTACCGGCTTGGACGAGTCGTATTCCGGATAGGCTACGATTTCCGTTTCATCAGCAGCCGTGTAACCGCCATTACGCAGACGCACCAAGTATGAGCCATCTTCTACCGGGTATAGAATCTGACCCTGACTTAGTATTCCTTTGTCTTCATTCGCGCATAACAGGCTTGATGGAACTTGTACCGATTGCCCTACGCGATAGATGGGCGTTTTCATCGCGGTGTGGCTGTCTTGATGTCGATGCGCGAGCCGCACTGGGGGCAGATGATTGTCGCCGGGTTGGGCGCAAGGTAATCCGTGAAAAGCGAAGCCACGGGTACGTCAAGGGCTTCCGCAATCTTCTCAAGTGTTGAAATGTTCGGATTGTTCTTTTCGTTCACGATGCCGCCGAGTGTCTGCGGCGTGATTTCCATCTTGTCCGCAAGCTGTTTGAGGGTCATCCCCTTTGAAGCAACGATTGCTTTAATTCTGAACTTTGACATAATAAGTATTTTACTGATTGGGTTGTTTTGGGCTATTTTCTGCAAAGTTACTGTTCCGTAGGCTTATAAAACGTGCGCCAACTGCAAATAATTGCTAAATACTGATTGAAATAATAGTAAATACTTGCATGGTAAATAATATTAGTGTATCTTTGCATCGGTCAAATTAAAGACGACCACCTTAAAACAATGAACCAAGCAGAGAACGCCATAGAAGAGGATTTTGACGATTACGCATACGATAGCAACTACGACCTTTACGATAGTCTGGATTGCGAAGACGTGCGCGATATGACCGACCGACCCTCGCGTTTCGTTCAACGCCACATCTTGCCCGGTCTGCACCCCTTGATTGAAGAAATAAGGGCTAACAACGGCGCGGCGAAGATGGGCGAAGAATTAAGATGCCCTATGTGCGGAAGAAAGTTTGTCAAGAAGTCTTATCAACAGAAATTCTGCACAAATGACTGCAAGGTCAAATACCACAACAAACGACAGGTATGGTACTGACACAAAGAGTAAATACCCCGCTTTTCGGGGAGGCGCAGATGTTCAGCGAGCAAGTATCTACCGCCGGCATACGCAATGCTGTGATGGATGGGCGTGTTATGCGCGTCCTGCCACACGCGGAATGGATGAAGTTTTCATGGGCTGAAATCCGCACGTTGCTTCACGAAACCGCCACTTATGTTGTGCCGACCGAGGAGCTTATAGACTACCTTGACGAGCTTATCGGCGAAGAAAAGGCGATTGAGATTTGCGCCGGCAACGGATATATCGGAAGCAATCTTGACATAATGATGACCGATAACTATCAGCAGCGGGATGACAAGATGACAGTAATGATGTACGACCTTATGAGGCAACCGCGCATCAAATATCCCGGCTCGGTCTTGAAGATGGAAGCAAGTCAAGCAGTACGTCGCATGAAGCCGCACACCGTTATTGGATGCTATGCCACGCATAAATGGCGCGATGATGTTCAGAACGGAAACGATAAAGGCGTTGACTTTGCCGACGTGTTCGCACACATTCATCGCCTTGTGCTTGTGGGTCACAAAGAAACACACAAGTATAATCCGATGATGGAATTGCCGCATAAGGAAATTGAATTACCCGGCTTGCTTACAAGAGCTGCCGACCAGTCATTAAACCGAATATTCATCTGGGAACACTGATATGGAAACAGCAATAAACAAAATCACGCCGACAATAGAGCAAATGCGCCACTTGCAATCGCTTGGCGACAAGTGCGACGACGCAAGCATGGTCTATCATCCGGTATCTGCACATTCTGAAATCTTCAAGTTGGAGGTTGGGAATGTGGAACACAAACGCGAGTTTTGGAACAATCCCAAGCGCATAGCATTGGTGGGCGAGGATTTTTACAATCGGATGCACGGGCGTGACGTGCCGGCATACACCGCCGATGACCTTATGACGAAATTGCCGGAATCAATTCTTATCAACGGCATCTGGCATCGCCTTTTCATAGGCAATAAACATGAAGACGGTTTGCGCGTCTTCGCGGCATCTTATTCTTTCAGAGATGATAGCGGAAGATTTGTAGCTGCGCGTCAGGACACCGAATGGGAGTCAACAATCTTTATTCAGTTGCTCTATGCCGTCTATCTGTGGTGCGTAGAAAACAAACATATCAATCTTACGGAAAAATGACTATCGAAGAAGTCTTTACACTGATAAGCCGCATCGCATTTATTTGCTGTCAAGGCTGTCTGATTGCCTTTTGGATAATGCTATGGCGGCAAAACAGGGCGCGGAAGAAGCACGAAGAAGGATACGAGCGTGACTTGAAAGCCTTGCAGAATCTTTCTGGCGAGGAATACTGGAAAGCCTACGGCGAATTTAAGCAAAAGTACATCAAAAAATAATGACATGAAATTACTGTTTTTCGATTTAGAAACAGCCGGTACGATGGTCAACAAGCACGGAATACACCAAATATCCGGCTTCATCGTTATCGACGGCGAAATCAAGGAGAAATTCAATCTCCATGTTCGCCCCAATCCACAGGCGCAGATAGACCCCGTCGCATTAGAGGTGGCAGGCGTGACGGAAGCGCAAGTCAAGGCTTACCCTCCGATGGAGCAGGTGTATGCCGGTTTCGTGGATATACTATCCAAGTATGCCGACCGCTACAACAAGAAAGATAAATTCTTTCTCGTCGGCTATAACAACGCATCATTCGACAATCAGTTTCTCCGTGCGTGGTTCATTCAGAACGGCGATAAATACTTCGGCTCATGGTTTTGGGCTAACAGTATAGACGTGATGGTAATGGCGACACCTTACCTTGCAGAACGTCGCGCCGAGATGGAAAACTTCAAACAGGGCACAGTCGCCAAGACCCTCGGTATAGTCGTGGAAGATGACAAGCTGCACGATGCCCTCTACGACATCGAAATCTGCAAAGCTATCTACGACAAGGTTTGCGGAAAGTATTAACCATTAACCATCATATCAAATGAGAATCAAGAAGCAAAAGTCGTTCAAGAACGGTACGGTGTACTGCCTTGAGCTGGAGGACGGAATGTTAGTAGAAACAACCGACACCTTTCTGCCATTCTACACCAAAGACGCAATCGGTCGCAAGCAGAATTTTCTTGACAACAGTCAGCTCGGCAGTCGTGCGGAACGCTGGATGATAGGCGTATCCACGATGAGCGGATGCCCGGTTCACTGCAAATTCTGCGCAACCGGCAACATGAAGCGTTGGCGCAATCTTACGGCTGACGAAATTGTCGGTCAGGTGGAATTTGCCATCGCACAGGCAGGATTCAACCCGGCAGATGCCCGCGAGTTCAAAATCAACTACACGCGCATGGGTGAGCCTTTCTTGAACATCGACGCAGTTAAAGAAGCCATTGCCCGCATCACGGAAAAATATCCGAACACACATCACTACGTTTCAACCATCGGCATCGCCGGCAGCGATTTCTCTTTTGTCAAGGGGAACGTGACGCTCCAGATAAGTCTGCATAGCTTTGACGATGACAAGCGTAACTGGCTTATCCCTTACCCCAAGAAGATGACCATCGAAGAGCTGGGGCGCATACGCACGGAAAGCAACCTTAAAACGACCATCAACCTTACACTCGTTGACGAGTCGGATTTCGATGCTGAAAAGCCGGCGAAGTATTTTGACAAGGATTATTTCTTTGTCAAGCTATCGCCCATCAATCCCAACAGCATATCGGAAAAGAACAATCTCGGTAACGGTGTTATCGAGGGCGTGAACATTGTATAACCACTTAACACAACAACCACATGGAAGCAATCAAGAAACAGCTTGAATCTATGGGTTACGATTATGCAGTCGCTATCGCAACCAAGTCGGAAATTGAAAACGGAGCCGCCTGCGGACAACTCGCAATCATCACTGACTAATCCCGGCAACCCGGCGGCTTGAGGAGTGCTTCGGTATTCTTCAAGTCGCCATTACCCTTGAAACAATGGAAAAATTTCTACTGGCACTCCCGATATTAGGCATGGTTGTCGTTGTGGGCATCCCACTATGGGCATACGTGTCTTTCAAAGCATACAAGCGGAAGCTGCGCCGCTTCTATGACGAAATCAAGATTGGCGACCGCTATCAGTTCACAATACCGCCGTTGCATCCGTTTGACGAAGCCCATGTTTACAAGGCGACCATTATAGGCAAGGCGTTAGCCGGTGGAAAATCCTCGTGGGTACAATATCGCTACGATGACGGCTCGGTGTCGCAAGATGAATTAGGCGAGTTTTTTGACGTGGCATGAAGCAATAACCGATTAAAACTTTGAACAATGGAAAGAGATGAAAGCAAGACAACTCGGCATGAGTCTTTTGGTATAATCAAAGCCCATCGTATTGTAGGTCATTCTGGCTTCATGTATGGCTCTGATGTGAAATTGGATAGCTTCATCCAAATTGAAATTACCAAAAACTCAAGCGTGGAATATGACCGAGTATTGGGCCGCAGAACCTATTCGTCAAACAAGATGGAAGATTCGGTTGTCGCCATCAAGATGACACCGGCGCAATTCGCGGAGTTTATTACAACACTGAATATTGGTAACGGTACACCTTGCACCATAGAAGAAATAGGCGGCGAGCGAATAGACCAGTTTAAGGAAGAAATTCAGGGTCGTGTTGATTACGAAATAGAGAAGCTGCGCAAATCCCTTAAAGAACATCGCAGGCAATTCAATAGGGCGAAAGAGGCAATCATACCCCTTATCGATAAGCTCCCCAAGAAACGCCAAGAAGTTATTTTAAGCATCATTGAAAGTGTAGCTACCAGTGTATGCTCAAATACGCCTTTTTATCTTGATACGCTTACGGAGGTCGTGGAAGAAGTTACGGCAACCGCCAAAACCGAAATCGCAAGTTTTATCGGTGTGGCGCAGAACATCGCCACGCTACCTCAGAATAGGGCTGGCGTAGATACATCTAAATTACTCCCGGAAACATCTCATGAATGATAACGTAAAGCTCACTGCGGAACAAATCCGCAAGATGAAACACGCCATCGGCTTCGCTCCGGCAAAGGCTAAGAAAGGATGCTACAAAGCATATCGCAACTACTTTGTTTCAAGGAACGATGATGCAGACTGGGATGGTATTGTTGCCGCCGGTCTTGCAGTCAAGCGTAAGGATATTTTCTACGAGCTGAATGTGGTGTATCATCTTAACGCCAAAGGTATTGAGTTTCTATCAGAAATTACGGACATCAAAATAACAGAAGCAGAATGACATACGAAGCAATCATGTACGGCATCAAGTGCAATCGCTGTCAACAAATCTACGAAGATAGCGAGGGTGCGAATCTTGCCGTCGATAGACATGGCAACTTGGAAGAAAGCGCACAAGAAGATGGGTGGTACGTCAACGGTGATAGGCACTATTGCCCCAACTGCTACACCATAAACGAAAACGATGAGGTCGTAACAAAGCCCCTTATTGACTACTATTTCTTCAAATTCAAGAATGTATTGCAGATGCTTACCGGTCGGCAATACACTTTCTCTGAAACGGAAACCCTCTTTGTACTGAAAAGCAACTATTGCTACAAGCGTCTGAATGAAGCGCAGTCATTGATATTGCGCGACATAATCCCTGATTTTGTGGTCGATTATAGAACACCGGAAAGGGTAAAGGGTAAACGCTACGAAACCGAAACCATCCGCATCCCCAAAGATTTTAAGCACAAGTAAAATGGAGGTATTGGATAGACACCAACTTTTAGAGCTTCAAGCTCTGGGCTATAAGCCGGTAAAGAAGCCTAATATTACCCTTGAAGATATACTGTGCGTACTGCCATCGGAACTTGACAAGGACGGCTATCATAGCAACCTCACCCTGACTGCCCCGGACACGCACCACATAGAGCGATGGGTCTGCGGCTATCATAGCTACAACGTGAAAAAGATGGCGCACTGGTACTACGAAGCTGAAACCCCGCTTGATGCCGCGTATGCGCTATTAAAGGGGTTCATTATGCGATACGGAACTGAACAATTAAACGAGATATAATATGCTTATCCAAATCACTAACCGATGCCAAGAGGGATGCCGGCACTGCCTGCAAAACTCCCTGCCAGACGGCCCGCACATGACGGAAGCGATGTTTAAGCGCACCCTTGCTTTCGGTAAGTTTCTGCGCTGCATGACCTACGTGATGAGCGGCGGCGAGCCTACGGAACATCCGCAGTTCTATGATTTCTGCAAGATACTGAACAACTTCATCAGCAAGAATGGCAACAAGGCCGCTTTTACTGTCGTATCTAACGGAATGTGGTATCCCGAACAAGCTGAAACGATGCGGAAGCTGGCTCGCCTTGAACACTATGCAGGGATGCAGGTCTATACCAATCAGCAGTGGTATAAGGACTACGATTTCATTATAGCGCATAAGAAAGACTTGGAAGCCATTGAAAAGGTTACGGTTGATACCGAGTCATTACAGATGCAAGACCTCGGCAGGGCGCGATTTAACGAAGACGCGCAGCTTGAAGTGGCGAAAAATCCCTATCACATGTCATGTCTTAACGGTCATCTTATCTTCAAGCAAGTATCGCCTATGCGCCGACTTGAGGGGATGTTCATAAACGGAACGATGTGCAAGCCCCTTGTCGATTTCAGAGGCAACGTCCATCTATCGGAGTCGTGCCTATGCCCGTCATTCGGAAACGTTGATACCGACATGCACATGGATATATTTCGCAATCTGCAAGAAGCGACCCCATGCCTCAAGTGTGCCGGCGGTAGAAAGTACATGGAATCAACAGCCCCAGACATTGTGCGGGCTAAAAACATCATCGGGGTATGAGTAAGACAATTTATCAGGAACGCGGAATAGATGTGCTTGACGATAGGCGAATCCTATTGACCATCTGCCCCAAGTGTAAGCATGAAAACTATGCGCTTAATGTAAACTCCGGCATCTGTACGTGGTGTGGCTACAACGCCCACGAAGATGCGGAACTGAAAAAGCGAGCAATCAATCACAAAGAAGACAACGAATAATGGAAGCAATAACCGAAAAGGATGTAGAAATCATCGACCAGTGGTATAAGGATGCTCCCAAGCAGACCATTGAAACACTGCCGGATTTTATGAATCATGTTCTGAACGACTATTACCACGACTACGGAACGATTTGCAAAGTCATCGGCGCGTGCGCAATCGCAGCAGCGTGGGCGGCTAACGCAAGTCCGGGTTCTCGTGGTGGCATAACGGGTTTTCAGGCCGGCGCAGTAATGTGGGAGTTCATTAGACACTGGAACCGCACAGGGAACAAGACCGGGATGTGCCTTATCGACTACGATGATATGCTATATCCGCAATACGAGAATAGATTTGCCAAGACCATCACAAAAGGTCTGATGGAAAGCCTTATCGAAGAGGCGAAGAAGCACATCGCCGAACACGAAAGCAACCCCAAATCAATGGTACATCCGGAGGTTCTTGCGCATTGGAAGAAAATCGCGCAAGGCATCCCTCCTTTCGGATACAAGGTCGTAGATGAAAAATTCTGACTTAATATCATAAAACAAAATGAAATTTACCATCAACAGTAAGGCTCTTTTGAGCCGTCTGGTTGCCGCCGGCAAAGCCGTAAGCAACCGACCCACGATTTCCATTCTGGGCAATTTCATGTTCGCCCTTGATGGGAAGACCGTCACAATCACCGCATCCGATACCGACAACGTGGTAATATCGCGCATTGAAGCCAACGATGCCGAGGGTGCTGGTAGTGTCTGCATCGATGCAAAGCGCGTCACGGAACTGCTCAAGGCAATGCCGGATTGCCCCGTGGTGTTTGACATCAACGATTCAACCCACGCAACCATCATCCGCTACACCAACGGAAAATACAATCTGTCTGGTCTGCCCACCATAGACTATCCCATTGGCGAGGCTGACGAAACGGAAGTCAAGGGCGTATTCACAATGCCAGCTTCGCAGATTCTCAAGGCACTGGATGTTGTCGGCTTCGCTACATCCAACGATGAACTCCGCCCCATGCTGAACGGAGTGTATTGGGATATTACGGAAGATGCCGTTACATTCGTGGCAACCGACACCCATGTACTTGCAAAGTATCGTAGTACGCAGACCGCCCCCGGCAAGGTCATGAGCTTCAATCTGCCCAGTAAGTCAATCGCGCTTATCCGTGCGTTCATCGGAAAGCAGAGCGACATAAAGCTGACGGTCAGCGAAAGATTCGTCATCTTTGAGGGTAGCGACTTCAAGGTGCGCTCTACGCTTTATAATGGAATGTACCCGAACTACAACCGCGTTATTCCCGTCAATCAGCCCATCTCTATCACGGTTGACCGCATGGACTTCGCTAACGCTATCACACGTGTTGCCATCTGCGCTGACGCACAGACACCGGTGCTTCGCCTCAAGATTGCAGACGGAAAGATTGACATCGTGGCGCAGGACATCAGCTTCAACATCGGCGGCGAGGAGAAAGTGACGTGCGACTACAACGGAACACCGCTTGAAATCGGATTCAGTTCAATCTACCTCAAGGGCGTACTTAACGCGATGAACACGCAGAACGTCGTGATAAAGCTGGCGGAGGCAAGCCGACCCGGATTGTTCCTACCCGCTGAAAACGACGAATACGACGAACTTACGCTTTTGTGTATGCCCATAAATATCCAGCAAACGACTTAATGGGAAAAGAAAGAGGCGATTTAGCCGTAGGCAGAAAGTTCAATTTCAGAAACCATCACATCTATGCTTGTCAACATGGGATTGATACCCAAGAGATGCTTAAACAGGTTATAAAGCAGGAAAAGGAATGGTGCGAAAGGAGCATATTCCTTGCAATTCAGCTCCATAATCTGATTGAATATGACGTAGAGGTGGATGATAATTATGAAGTGACTATTCATGCACGGCTTCGGGGCGTTGTGCCGCCCGAAAAGATGGAAGATGTAAGACGCCAGTCTAATGAAGAAAGCAATAAATAAAATCAAAGACATCCTATTTGGGATTTTCGCAATTATCGTCTGTCTTATTCTTGCCGTCGTGCTTTGGCTGACGGGAGATAAGATGGATGATGATTACGACCCGTGGGATTGCTATCAGTAAGCTATGCAGAGAATCATTAAATTTCGCGGAAAATCCGTTGCTGACGGTACATGGGTCTATGGCGACTTAATCCACATGAAAGGACGCAAGGTTGCGATATGGCCCACGGAAGAGAAATACGATGGTGGCGCGATTGAGGTTATACCCGCTTCGGTGGGTCAGTACACCAATTCACGCGACTGCCTCAAGAAAGAAATCTACGAGGGTGACATTGTGCGCCAGAAATGGGAAACCACAGTGATAGATGAACACGATGACGCATATTCAGCAAAAGGAACGCAGACCGGAATTGTGGTGCTACGCACGAGGGGAGTCTGCATGTCACCCTGCCTGAAAGAAAACGACCTTACGGAAGATGCGCTGCTGACAAAGAATGTACCTGTTACCGGGTGGCGTTCTGAAATCATCGGCAATACAACCGACAATCCCTCACTATTTGAGGAAATCTGTAACCCTTAACCAATTAACCCCAACTGCAATGAAAAAGTACATCGGTACGAAGACGCTTAACGCCGAGCCTATGACAAAGGGCGAGGCTTATGACCGTTCTTTACTGCGTGGTGGAATAACACCCGTAGAGCGTGAAATCCTCGGCTATCATGTCGTTTATCCTGACGGCTATGAAAGCTGGTCGCCCAAAGACGTATTTGATGCGGCCTACAATGTCGCCGACACATTACTTGACCGCCTTAACATCGAATACAAAGAGCTTGACAAGAAAGCCGGCAAAATCGTTGAGTTCAGACTGACGGAAGCCTATAAGAATCTGCGCGACACCGACCGCGCCATGCTTGATGTTCAGTTCGACACCATGATTAGCTATCTGAGCATCCTCGGTTGTCGCTCTACATCAGTGGAAACAGGTCAGGGCGGCTTCTGCGGTCTTGACTTCGGCACGGCAATCCATCTCCTTGAACGTGGATACGTCATCCGTCGCAGCGGATGGAACGGCAAGGATATTGTCGTGTTCAAGCAAGTGCCGTCAAGCATCAAGAGCGACATCATTCCCAACATGCAATCCCTGCCCCTCAAGGCTAAAGAACTTATCATGGCCGGAAACAAGCGTATAGACTACACCTCGCAGTGTCTTATCTATAACACGAAGACTGGTCGCGCCGATAGTTGGGTTCCATCTATCAGCGACGTGTTCGCCCATGACTGGGAGCTTGTAGCCGACTAATCAATCATCCTATCTACCACGTGTAGAAAAGGAAACGGCGGCGTAGGCCGCGACAAGTCTGCGCCGCCTGCTTTTACCAATCACTAACATCACAAGAAATGAGCAAGCAAGAACTTATAGAAGCATTGGAAAGTATGCCCGACGATGCCGTACTCTTTGTGGATGGCGGCTTTTACAATCTGGTTGAGGTCAGCAATGTAAAATACGACCCGTCGCAGAATATTATCGTCATCGAATAAAGTTATGACCGAGGAAGAAAAACGCGAGGCTTACGTCCGTACGGTGTTTGCCGGAAATGATGGCGACGTGTTCACGCGAAGCGACCTCCGCGCCTACATTGAAGAAGCATGGTCTGCCGGCTATGATGAGGGTGCGCGTGATTTTGGCGACACGGTAACGAATTATCCATTTCCATTAAGCGTATGGCCAACGCCCCTTTCCCGTTTTCAAGCCGATAAGCTGGCTAAAGAATTTGAAGCCCTTGACGAGATATGCAAGGACAGCGGATGTCGGGATGCGCTTATAAAAACGCTTTTTGAAGAAGCGGAAAAACAAGCCGAAGCGTTTATGCCACGTGACCTTATCGGCTCGGTTGAATACTTCGGCGACAAGTTAAAACTATTAAGACTGAAATCAAATGAACGAACAGACGGAAAACAGCAAAGCAACTCTTAAAGACTGGCTAACATTCATCATCTTCACAATAGTAATCCTTTCATTAGGTATCATAGCCGGTTTTTCAGCGGGAAGAAAACACCCGGCAGCATCGGTTAAGGATGAATGGCTGTCAGATGTGCGCAAGGAGGTTAATCTCTTGGAGTCATCTTTCAAGGAAGCGGAAGAAGAATATCAGTTTGGCATCGAACTGCGCGACTCCATCATTACCGCCATGAAGCGCGAAATCAGAAAAGGCGACAACGCCGAAGTTCCTATCAAAGTAAATATCAACATTACCGATGATAATAGCAAATAAAGACCTTGTAAGTGGTGATTACGTCAATCTTGATGCTGCTATTGCCTTGAGTAAGGTTGGCTATGACGTGCCGACGCATACTCATTACACCGGATATAAGGGTTACGGAAGCGTCAGCCTTACATCCAACACTGAAAAGCTGACAGGTGTAGGCAGTATGGTTGATAGACCCATCTTGCAAAAGGCGGTGGAATGGCTGCGCGAGCGTCGCAACATCTGCCTACGCATCAACTACGTCATGCAGACGCGCAAGTGGTTTTTCGACTACCTGAATATGAAAGATGGGAGCTATGACGATAGCACATCCACCTACGATGACACAACGGGCTATTACGATAGTTACAACGATGCCGTCAACGCCGGAATAGTTGCCATCTGCGAACACATCAAGGACAATGAAGATACGACAGGCGAAGAAAATCCTATTGGGTAAGAATACATCCCGCGACTGCTACCGCCGTACGCGCCCCGCCTATGAACGCGAAGACGGCACTATGGTATTTCCATCATGGCATGACATTCCACGGATAGCAAGGGTGAACAAACGACTACTCAGATACATTAACCGATTAAGCAATGAAGACAAAGAAAAACTTCTTTAAGGGTAAATCCTTATACCGACCCACCGGCAAGGCTGGCGAATATTCCGCTTGGGCTTGCAACTTCTATACCGGGTGTTCAAATAACTGTTCATAATGCTACTGCAAGCGTGGCGTTATGAGCCATGTATGGAGCGAAGAGCCGATGTTTAAAAAATGCTTCAAGGACAACGACCATGCCATAGCGGTGTTTGAAAAGGAAATGCTCGCAAACATCGACGAACTGCGTAAGACGGGCATCTTTTTCAGCTTCACTACCGACCCCATGATACCCGGCAAGACGCTTGAGCTTACGATGGAAGCGGTCAGCCTTGAGCTGCGTAATGACGTGCCGGTGCAGATACTTACCAAACGTGCGGATTGGCTTGATGCCGAGACGTGGAAAGCCATGTGCGCTACCATCAATCCCGACTACAAGAAAATCGCCATTGGCTTCACACTGACAAGGCGTGATGACCTTGAGCCGGGTGCAAGTCCGCATACGGAACGCATAGCCGCCATGAAGCGTTGTCACGAACTGGGATGTCACACTTTCGCAAGTATTGAGCCGATTGTCGATATAGCCAATTCGGAATGGGCGATGAGTGATGCCTATCCCTACTGCGAACTGTTCAAGGTTGGTCTGATGAGCGGCGGCGCGAAACCCGACAAGCACGAACTGAAAACACTTGTTGACAGATGGAATAGCACACTTGACAAGTCAGGCAAGAAGATATATTGGAAGCAGAGCGTAGTTGACTATCTGGGCGATGATTTCAAGTTCTGGATGGACTCCTGCGTAGATGCCGACTACAACATATTCGACTATTAGTATTGTTTTAAGGTAAATAAGATTGTTATTATAAATTGTACTTTTGCGGAGCGTGTCGTTGTGAAACGGTGCGCTTTTTTCGTTCTATTCCGTAGAAAGTTACGACCAAATAAATAAAGTCGTGAGTGTGCGTTTCCTTAATAATGTGGTTGCTTTATTTAGTCGTAGTTTTGCGTAGAATACTTAAACCCCAAACTACATCCAATGAAAGCTAAAATCTTTGCAAAACTAAAACAGGAGTATTCCTCTCTTGGGTTAGGCGATGAATATCTGATGTCAAAAGCCGATTCCCTTGCAGCGACCGGTCTTGTGACTGACGATAACATCGATGCTGTCGTGGCTTGCCAGCGTAAGGAGCTTGAGGGTCTTCAGAAAGCCAACGATAAGCGCGTCACTGATGCGCTTGAAAAAGAGCGTAAGAAGCATGAAGAAGAAACTCGCAAAAAGGAGCAGGAAGCCGAAGAAGCCCGTCGCAAAGCCGAGGAAGAAGCCGCCGCCAAAAAGAAAGGCGAGCATACCGACCCGGTTACAAACCCCGACGTTGAAGCCCTCCGCAAGCAGGTGGAAGAGCTGACCGCCGCCGGCAAGAAGCGCGACGAAGAATATGCGGCCAACCTGAAAACGCTTACCGAATCACGTGACAGTCTTGGAAAGCAGGTCAAGGAACTTGTTGACAAGAACGCCGCATCGGAAGCAGCCGCAGCCAAGGCAGCACGCAATGCGATGATAATGGCGAAAGCCAAAGAGTTGGGCGTTCCCCAGTGGCGTATCGACGAGGGCTTCACAATCGCGGAAGACGCGAGCGAGGAGGTCATCACCGAAACGCTGACAAAGGTTGCGAACAATATCAACACAAACATCCTGCCGGGTAGTCGTGGCGGATTCCCCCTCGCCGGCAACGAGCCGACTAAGGAAGACCTCGCTTCGATAGCTGCAAGCCTTGTTAAGTAACAACTAAACCCCAACGAGAATTATGAAAAATGACATCTCACCCAACAAGGAAACGGTTGTCTTCGGTAATGATTCCTCAGTAATCCGCAAGTACATTGCCGGCATCGCCGGTGGTCGTACACTGGACTGCTCGGATTTTGTCGATGACACTGTTCTCGCCGGCCACGTCATCATCAAAAAGGCCGACGGAAAGTATGCCCCGATGCCCGTCATCGCGGCTGTTCCCGCGAAGCCCGCACAGGGCGAAAACCCTACTGTTGCGGCTCAGCCCGCCAAGTACGGCACACTCCCTACCGGCGCATCCTACGCCGGCGTTCTCTATCGCTCAATCAGTAAGAAAAACCCCGCTGCTTCCATTATGACGATAGGTATTGTCAATCCCGACATGACCCCCTATCCCATGACAGACATCCTGACCGCGTTCACGGCTGCCTGCAAAATTTCCTTTGAAAAGGACGAAGAAGCATAAAAACCGAGTATCTGAGTTAAACAGTCATTCTATTTCGATTACGCGCAGAAATACTTCCCCGGCCTCGTTCTGGCCGTGGTTGAACGTCTGAACGAAAAGCGCAACAACTCCGCGCAGACGTATCTCTACAAAGAGAAACTTCGCCCCCAGTTCTCGCTTGATGGTCGCTGGGCTTCCATTCTTGCCGAATACACCCGTGTAGCCGCCGACGTTGTGGCACTTGACTCCGAGCTTCCGCTCAAGAGCCGTGACACGCTGGAGGTTGCTTCCGGCACTATCCCCAAGATAGGTATGAAGCTCTACCTGACCGAAAAGCAGATGAAGGACGTTGATTCGATGATTGCACAGGGTCTTCCCCTTGAAACCATCATCAACAACATATTCGCCGACACCCCCCGTTGCATCGAGGGCATCTGGGAGCGCATCGAAGACATCTTCCTTTCCGAGCTTTCGTCCGGCGTGGGCATTTCCGAACGTAACAACGGCACCGGCGTGCGCATCAACATGAACTTCTATGAGGCCAATCAGTTCCTCGTATCGGCTCTGTGGAGCGCAACTACCGCCACACCGCTTGACGACATTCAGAAAGTCGTTGACAAGTCCATCGAAGACTCCAACACCATCATCGACGCATACGCCGACGATACCGCCCTCCAGCTTCTTTACAAGAACGGTCAGGTGCGTGCGCAGTTTGCCTTTGACCAAGGCATCGCCATGACTGCATCAACAGCCATCCCCGTGCTTGACCTTTCCAAGCTCCAGCAGCTTTTCCTCACCAAGTGGAACATCCGTCTGCACCGCGTTTCGCGCCGTGTGAAGACCGAGCTTAACGGAGTTAAGCAGAACCACAACCCGTGGAAGAAAGGCACTATTACCTTTGTCTGCGATGAAGAGCTTGGCTCGCTTGTATGGACTAACGTCGCCGAAGTCAACCGCCGTGTTGATGGTGTAGTCTATCAGGTAGCCGACGAATACATCCTTGCAAAGAAGTATTCCAAGACAGACCCCCTCCGCGAGTTCACCGCTTCCGAGGCTATGGTTGTCCCCGTGTTGAACAACGTTGACCGTATCTATACGCTCGACTCTCAGACTGTTCAGGAATGAAAGCAACCGTCCTCGTACCTTTCCGCGACAAATACGACCATGCAGTCGTGTATGCGCCCGGAGATGTAAAGGAATTTGACAATGACCGCGCAGTGGCACTGGCCGCTCGCGGTCTTGTCGAACCCTTTGCAGAAGCTCCCAAAGAACCCGAAGAAAAGGCAGAAGCCGACGCGAAGCCCGCCAAGCCTAAAGGTAAGGGCAAAGGTAAATCCACCAAAAAGGAAAAGGAAGTCGCCGATGCAGCTCCCGAAGCCGATAAGGTAGAAGCCGATGCCGACACCGAAGCTGACGCGCCCGAAGAAGCAGAAGCCGAAGATTCCAACGATAACGAATAATACCGATGACAATACGCGCTTACATAACCGATAAGTTGAAAGCCTACGGAATCACGGAGGCGCAGCTTGTCGATTTGTATATTTCGTCCGGGTTGAAACTTGACTCCGATGTCATGGATAACGACCCCACCGCAGTAGGCATTGCACTGACGCAGACGCTTGAGGAGTGCATCCTTGCGCCGCGACTGTCAAGTGTAAGCGAAAGCGGGTTTTCGATGTCGTGGAACTACGACTCCGTGGGCAAGTATTACCTTTGGCTTTGTCGTAAATGGGGCGTGACCCCTAACGATGATGTCTTGGGTATGCTTGGCATTTCCACTATTATAGACCGCACCGATAATTGGTAAAAGCATGTACTACGCACCCCACATATTGCAGAAGCGCATTATCGCCGAGGAGAAGTCGGATGAATTTGGAAGACCTATTCCAGAAGAAGCTGGCGACTCTTGGGTGGAAGTGTGCCGATGCAGATGTGACCACAATGGGGATAAAGAAGTCAAGATGCCCGATGGCACGGTCGTAACGCCGGAATATCATGTTGTCCTTGAGGACAACGAACCGGATATTGAAGTCGGCGATTACGTGCGTTGTCTGAAAGCAGACGGAACTATCCGTGGCGAGGGTCGTGTCATTAAGCCGAAAACATTAAACTATCTGCCTTATGCGGAGATCTATCTGTAAGTTTGACTTTAGCGACGTGCGCCCGGCTTTAGCTCGCTTTCATCGTGATATGCGCAAACAAGTTGAGCGCGTAGGTCAGGAAGCCGTGGATTACGCAGTTGAGCATGGCGATTACCATGATGTCACCGGCGAAACACGCGCCAGCAATCGTTACAAGGTTGATGCCAACAACAATCTGACCATCTATAACGAGTGCGACCACGCCGCAGAACTTGAGGCAAACGGCAAAGATGTTATTGGAAACGCGGCTTTATTCGCAGAACAACGACTTAAAGAGATTTTTGAATGATTACCACCACTGACGCAGCAAACATCCTTTACACCGCC